GGAGAACGATTATCCCCACGCTCAAGGATATTTTGGGTAGGGCAGGTTTGACATTCACACACAACAAATCGGAAAATGAAATTAGAATTATGAATTGGAATGGCGTGATATGGATTGGATCAGGGGACGATCCGCACTCACTTTTAGGTCAATCTCTGGCTGCGGTGGGTATAGATGAGCCATTTATCCAGAGTAAGGATGTATTTGACGTGGCACTTTCGCGTGTAAGGCATCCAGATGCGAAGCAAAGGGAAATTTTCCTAACAGGTACACCTGAATCCCTGAATTGGGGATACGATCTCATCGCGAATCAGGAACAATCTTACGATGTGGGAGTAGCGTTCGCCTCCACGTTAGAAAACAATTATCTCCCAGAGCAATATAAGGAATCGCTTGTTTCTGGTTATACGGAGGAGATGGTTGACGCTTATATCCACGGGAAGTTCGTCAATCTTCAGGAGGGGCGCGTTTACAAAGAATTTAGTCGGGATGTCCACATATACGAGCGGGAAGATATTGAGGAACTCAAAAAGTATCATCAAGTCCACATCGGGATGGATTTCAACGTAAATCCCATGACGGCGGTGGCATTTTGCAAAATAGGCGATACCTGCCACGTTTTTGATGAATTTTTCATGGCTAACTCCACCACATTCGATATGGCGGAGGTTATTAAGGAGAAATATCCAAATGCGATTATTTATCCCGATGCAACGGGTGCGGCGAGAAAAACATCGAGTCAGAAGTCAGATCACCAAATTTTAAAGGAAAAGGGGCTTAGAGTTTATGCAAAACGGAAAAATCCCCCGGTACGAGATAGAGTAAACGCTGTAAACCAGCTTTTACGGGTTAATGATAAAGTTTCAAAATTTTCTATGGAGAATTGTCCAAAATTGATAAACGATCTGGAACGGGTCGTTTGGCGGAAAGGTGATATTGACAAAACACAATTAAAGCTGTCGCACATAAGCGATGCCTTTGGATATGGTGTGCATTACCTGTTTCCCGTCATCAAGCGAGAGGCATATTCCGTGACGTGGTAGCCTTCTTATTGGGTGTAAGCCTTGCGGTGAATGTCGTTTTTATAGTCGCCCTGTTGGTGGCTTTAAGATCAATCAAAAGCCTCAAAACTGATACTGCCCAATGGAATCTGGACACTTTCGTAGATGGAGATCGGATTTATAAAGCATGATTATTCAGGACTTGTCAAGCGAGGCTGTCACAAGAAGTCTTAAGAAATTTTTAGATGACGTATTACACAAAAGAACAGAAGAAAGGTATCGGGCTCTGAACTACTACGAGGGGTTTATTTCGGAACTGGAGACGGATATATCATCCTATTTCGCCTCTGAATCGCTCCAACAGACCCCGGTTGTTGCCCAGAATATTACGGGGAAATTGGTCAACAGCAGGGCTATTGCTTATAAACAGCCTCCTCAAAGATCGAATGAGGCTTATCACGAGCGTGTTCAAGGGTTAGACTCGGCTATGGTTCAGTTTGAAAGACTAACCTACCTATTGGGGACAATGGCACTTCTATCCACTTGGGATGAAGAGGAAGAAATGGTCAGATATAACATCCTCACCGAGTTCTATCCCCTTTTTCTCCCTCATGAATCAGAGCCCGTAGCTATTATTTACCCCCTCTTCTCTCAGGAGAAGCAAAAAGTCTCCGAAATGGTCTATGTGTACTGGAGCCCCGACGAACATTACAAAATTACCCAGAAAGGGCAGATTATAGCCATTGATGGTAACGAACAGATGATTAATCCCTACGGGATTGTCCCAATTACCTACGCTCACAGGCATCCAATGACGACTGATTGGTGGAGAGAGGGTGCTTCGGACATTATTAACATGAATCGCACCGTAAATATCATGTTGACCGAAATGTCGCTGTCTATGAGGCTCCAAATGCTCGGACAGCCCGTTGTAATGGGTATTGACGATGCTTCGAGGATGAAATTGGGTGTAGACAAGCCTTTAATCCTCCCTGAAGGCTCAAACTTCAACTTTGCGGCTCCCGGTGGCGATTTACAGAAATATGTTGAAGGAATCCGCTTTTTGGTCGATTCTGTGGCTTATAACAACAATTTAAAGACAAAATGGGCTCTTGGTAGAGACGGCGTGACGGGAGAAGCCCTGAAAATGCTCGAAATCGACCTCACAGAAGGCGTTGAAGGCGATGTTGAGATGATTTGGCGACCTGCCGAGCAAAAACGCTTTGAAATCGACAAAGCGATCTTGGAAGCACACGGATCGCGGGTTTCTGATGATTATTCAGTGGATTTCAGTGAACCGCGGTTCCCGGCATCAGCAAGAGAGGAAAGAGAGCAATGGGAGTGGGAATGGAGCAACGGACTATCATCCAAAGCCGATTGGTTCCGGCACAATAACCCTGACATGAACGAAGAACAGATTGCGGAGATGGTGAGTGCTATTCCAGAAGAAGAGAAGCCACAGGAGGAGTCCCCGTTCAATTTCAGGGGTCTGGCAACGTAATGGCACTTGTCCTACAACACCTCAATCGCGTTGATAACATCCAAAAGACCATTGACGATAGTGCTGAGAAGATATTGGAACAAATAGATTTAAATAAATTGTTAGAAAATACAAAACCTTATTTAGAGAGCGTTGCAGCGACTTTTCTATCCCAACACAGAGATACGATAAGGGACGGATTGGAGGCTGGTAAGGACTTCGCCAACAAGGTTGTGCAAACGATATGAACATCAACTTCCAAGTTCAGGCTGATTTCGACCTTGCCAAGATTCCGCTCCGCGGATGGGACAGGCAATTAAAGAAATCGGCTAACATCGTCACAAAAGACCACTTTGAACGCCTTGAGCGTGGAAAAGGTGTTTCCGGGGATCGACTCAGGGCGTTGAAGGAATCAACAATTCTCAGAAAACGAAGACAGAAACGCCCCCCGTTAAGATCACCAGAAACCCCCCTTGTAGCCGAAGGGATCATGCAAAATCTGGAACGTGCCAAAAAGGTCACCAAAACGAAGCGTATGGAGAAGATAACGGTTCGTGTCACTTCAAAAGGGGGTAGTGAGAAGCCAAAACGATCCCGACAAAAGATTGGGCAACACCATCAGGAAGGTAAAGGTCAGGTCAAGAGGGTATGGTTCGGGATTAGTAACCAAGCATTTGAAGATATTGCAATGATCTTTGTGGAAGAGGTTTCAGCGAGGATTCAGAAAACGTGTCTGGCGGCGATGAACCCATTAAGTCATATAGCCGGGTACTCAGTCAGTGCCTGAGATAGAAGAACTTGAAGAAGAACTTGACATCATGGAAGCAAGCCTGCTGGTCATGCTCGCAGCCGCCGTCTCTAAGACAGTTCTTGAGCTTCAGGCACAAATCGAAACGATGAGACTTGCCGGAATGGTAGATGCAGAGATTTTGAATGTCCTCGCTTCCGATCTGGGAGCAGGAGGAAGAATATTTGGCGCATTTAAGAACAGTATTAAGTCCTCTGTCATTAATGCCCCTGAAAGGGCGGCAGCATTGGCAATGGGAGCTGTTTGGGCGGCTAATGAGATTTCATCTTTCCAGTGGATCACCGCTGGCGGTCGGGTCTGTCCTGACTGTGAGCCGAGACATGGAGAGGTGATGACGATGATAGAATGGCGAACCGTAGGCGTACCCAAATCAGGGTTTAGCGTATGTGGAGCCAACTGTCGGTGCGTTCTCGTTCCTGAAGCGTATTCGGGAGAGAACCTTGAACAACCAATAACTCATACAAGAGGTTAAAATGGAAGAAAACGAAGTCGTTGCTGACGTAAAAGAGCCCGAAGTCGAAACTCAAGACGTAAAACAAGAGTCCGTCGAGTCTGAGGACGTTAAAGAAACATCTATTCCATACTTTCGCTTTAAAGAGGTGATGAAAGAGAAAAAGTCTCTCGAAACTAAACTTTCTAAAATGAAAAAAGCGGAAGACACCCGTCGTCAGGAGAAGCTGAAAGAGGATGGTGAGTTTAAGCAACTGCTCGAAGAGACCGAGTTGAAACTTGTTGACTCCACTCAAAAGGCTTCGCAATGGGACGAGTATCAAGCCCAGAAAAGGGAATCTCTACTTTCTGAGCTCTCGGAAGACGATCAGACGATTTATGGGGAGCTTCCATTAATAAAACTGGAAGCTCATGTAGATAAGATTCGTTCAACACCTACTGCGAGAGTTGAATCTGGAAAGCCGGGAGTGTCTAAAGCCCTTCCGAAAAAACTTTCCGAGATGACAACAGAAGAAAAACGCGACAACTGGCCGCGTATTGTTGACAGCTTTCGTAGAGGACAAAGGAGTAACTAATGGCAGAAGTAACATTAACGACTGCTGCAAACTTTATTCCCGAGATGTGGGCAGATGGCATACTTGACTATGCGGAACGTGCGTTCCAATTAAAAAATCAGGTGACTGATCTTTCAAGTATGGTTTCAGAAGGTGGCGACACCATCCATGTTCCAAAAGTAACCGAAGAGACAGCGGCTTCCCTTTCAAGCGGTAATGCTGTTTCTTATGGTGCGAACACGGACGGCAAAGTTGACCTCTCTGTTGACCAGCACGCTTACGAAGCCAAAAGAATCGGCGATATTGTAAAGGTTCAGGAAAATGCTGACCTTTTCAATATGTACGCAAGGTCTATGGGATATTCCATAGCCAAGTTCGTTGAGAACTATATTGCGGTAAACGTGATTCAGGCGGCTACCGGGAATGATGTAACGCTGAGTTCGGATAATACCTTCACCACCGCCCTTATTAGAAGCGGACTTCAAAGTTTCCTTGATGCGGGTCATTCTTACACGGACGGAGATGCTTTCTTGTATTGCTCTCCCGCTTCGTATATGAGTGCTCTCTCATTACAGGACTTCTATGATGCTTCCAGAAGGGGTGATGTTCAGAACCCGAATGTATCAGGTTCTGTTGGTATGGTCTACGGTGTCCCCACTTTCGTCTCAACTGATTGGGATGATGATGGCGGTACTGGCGACGAAACGGCTTCACTGTTCAAGCGGGAAGCGGTTTACATGGCGATGCAACTTAGCCCGAGAGTTCAGTCAGCTTACGATATTGATTACCTTAGTACATCAATCGTGGCCGACGTGATCTTCGGTGCTTGTCTAAGTCATTCGGCAGGAAGCACAAGTTGTGCAGTAGCAAACTTCAACAATCCGTAAGGATAGCTGAAGATTAACTGAGTTAAGGGGCGGGGAAACTCGCCCCCGATACTCACAATAGGAGAAAGAAATGGCACAGACAAAGAGCAGGTATTCAGCTCAAGAAGCAATTAATATCCAATTAGGTCAAGCAGGTTCTGCTGTTTTTACAACACATAATGCAGAAGTTCAATATGCAGGTACTGTATATGTGGCTATTGCATTTTTAGAAGATTCAGTATTTGAAACAGGGGCAACAGGATTAGTGCCTGAAACCAATTATATGTACCCAAGCAGTAATGCTACATCTTCACTGATTGCAGAAAATAGTTTACAGGTAGATGGAATAACCTTTCCAAAAGGTTTAACTATCTACGGAAGATGGACAGCCTTTGAATTGACATCTGGTTCTTGTATTGCTTACATAGGAGAATAGCATGAAATGGTTTAAGCGTAAAGACGGTTCAGTTTTTGGTAAAGAAAATCCTTCTGAAGATCAGATGAAGGAATATAAAAAAGCGGGTCACAAGGCGTGTGATGAATCTGGCAAAGCTGTTAAGAAAGCTGTTAAGAAAAATTCTAAATAGAGAGGTTATAAATGGCGGCTAATACCGACCTTACCAATAAACGGATAGCTGACACCTATAAGCAGTTATTGCATATAGGTGACGATGGGGCTATCACATCCACCCTAACGGGTGTTTATGACGGAGATGGGACAGCAAGTCCTCTTGAAATTTCAACGACTGATGTTTCAGTTATTGACGGTGCTTATGATTTTGACATTGCTTCCCATGACGGGACTAATGGTTTAAAACTTGGTGGGACGATTGTAACGAGTTCAGCGGCGGAGCTGAATTATCTTGATATTGCCACCCTCGGGACTTCACAGGCTTCTAAAGCCGTTACTGTTGATTCAAGCGGTGATTTAATAATCCCTGACTCGGATAAGTTTGAGTTTGGGACAGGGTCGGATATGACCCTATATCATGACGGGTCTAATTCATATATCACCAATGCTGTCGGAGCATTAAAGGTTGCAACCGAGACCTCTGGAATAGCCGTAACGATCGGGCATAGTACAAGTGAGACAACAGTCGCTGACAATTTAACCGTAGCGGGAGATTTGGGAGTAACAGGTGACTCGACTTTTACAGGAACGGCAACTTTTAACGGCGGGACGATTACACTTGGGGATGCGGCAACAGACACCATCGCTTTCGGTGGAACGATTACGGGGAATCTTATATTTGAAGGATCAACTTCTGATGCTTATGAATTAACCCTATCACCCGGCGACCCTGCGGCTGATGTAACAGTTACGCTTCCTGTGGGTGCTTCGGATACACTCGTTGCAAAAACAAGCACAGATACTTTAACAAATAAAACTTTAACGACTCCAATAATTACGGAGATTGATTCAGGCTCTACCATTACGCTTGATGCAACCACTGATATTGTACTTGATGCGGGTGGTGCTGATGTATTCCTAAAAGATGACGGCTCTACTTATGGTAGTTTGACAGCAACGGGTACAGACTTAATCATTAAATCGGGAACAACCACAGCGGCAACCTTCAGCGGTGCTAACGTAACATTAGCGGGGACTGTGGGGTCGGGAGCGATTACCTCTTCCAGTACGGTACAGGGGACAGTTGTTACCGCGACCACAGGTTTCGCACCTGATGCACAGGACGGGGCTTACTTGGGAACTTCCTCATTACAGTTCAGCGATCTGTTTTTAGCAGATGAGGCGGTTGTTGCCTTTGGTGATGATGGGGATGTTACCCTGACTCATGTAGCCGATACTGGTCTATTATTAACTGACGACTCAGGGGTTGGGACAACTCAATTACAGTTCGGTGATTCGGGAACATATATCTACCAGAAAGCTGACGGACATTTAGGTCTCGTAGGCGATACAGAAATTGACATCTCAGCCACAACCATAGATATAAACGGAGCGGTGGCTTTCGATGGGGCGTTATCAGGAATTACAAATATCACCCTGTCGG